GCCACCGAGTTCAGTCACTGAACTACGGCGGAGCCAAGATGGAGGAGGAACCATATGGCTAGGTGCGGGTGCGCCAACGACCGCTGCGACTGCGTGATCGTCGCAGGTAACTGGATCACGATTTACGGCTCCGGCACCAAGTCGAACCCGTACGTCATCGAGGGCACGCAGCCGGTCATCGAGACTGGCGGTGGCGGAGGCGGGGGCGCTGGTCGTCTCGTCGGCGAGGTCATCGACTACGCAGGCGACGTGGCCCCTGCAGGCTGGGTGCAGTGCCAGGGCCAGCAGTTGTCCCGTGCGATCTACTCCGCCCTGTTCGCGATCGTCGGCACCACGTACGGTGCGGGCGACGGGGTGAACACCTTCAACGTGCCGGACTTCCGCGACCGCGTGTCGATGGGCGTGAGCGGCACGAAGCCGCGAGGCACGGTCGGTGGCGCGGCCTCGGTGCTGCTGACGATGAACCACATTCCTCAGCACCGGCACTACTACTGGGTCGACCAGGCTCCGTACTGGTCGCAGGGCTCCTCGATCGGCAACTGGTCGGGCGGCACCGGGAACAACGGCAACCACCAGCACAACCTCACGAAGTCGGCCAGCGTCGGCACCAGCGGCGGCACGCTCCGCACTGGTGACGGCAGTGTGAGCAGCGTGGGCACGGGCGGCATCGACACCCAGGGCTGGCACAACCACACGTACACCGTGCCGGACCACACGCACTACATCGACCCCCCGGCGTTCGACGGGTACACCGACTACCAGGGCCAGCCGGACGGCACCCGCACGGCGGTCCCGACTCTCCCGCCGCACCTGGCGGTCAACAAGATCATCTACACCGGCGTGGGGGTGGAGTGACATGGCTCGCTGCTGCGGAAGCACCGGCACCTGCGCCTGCAAGTTGGAGGCCGGGCAGAACGTCAAGATCACCGGCATGGGGTCCAGCCAGGACCCGTTCGTCGTGGAGGCTGACGTTGCGCTCGAGGTGAGCGACAACGAGACCTTCGACATTGGCCTGGGCGGCAACGGCACGCGCGAGTTCCCGTGGCTGCTCGAGGTCGACTTCGCCGACACCGCCTCCATCAACGACCTGCCCGACGTGGAGGTCGAGGAGCCGGAGGAGCGCAACAACGGCGACGTACTGGGGTGGAACGCGACCACCCAGCGGTACGAGATGCAGCCGCCGACCACCGCTGCCGCTGGCTCGGTCCTGACGGACGGCTCGCTTGACGGTGACGGCTCGGCTGGCGACCCGCTGCAGGTGCGCGAGAACTCGGCCCGGTACATCACCACCGGGGTCGACGGTGTGGGCCTGTCGGACGCGGGGATGCAGCGCCTGGTGCGCCGCTTCACCGACGCCGCTGCGCGCGACGCCATGACTCCTGCGCCGGAGCCGAACAGCCTGTCGATTCTCGACTCGCGGCCGGGCGTCATCGAATACTGGGACGGCACCGACTGGCTGCCGGTCGAGTCCGAGGTGGGCACGCAGATCGGCGGCTCGGAGTTGCTCGCCCTGTCCGGGGAGTACGACGGTGGCCGGGTCATCCAGTACGTCGAGCAGATCAGCCTGACGACTGCCCCGGACGGCACGTTCGACGTGCTGCCGACGAGCGCGCTGCTCCCGTTCGCGGGCGTACTGTCGGTGTCGGTGCAGCCGATGGGCAACGGCATCCCGTGGTCGTGCATGGCGATCCCGACCATCGACCGGATCGTGGGCAAGGCCGTCCGCCTGGACACTGGGGCGGTGCTCGCAGGTCAGGTCATCACCGCGAGCGTCACCGCGCTCCTCTACTGACGGGGGACTCATGTACCGAGTCCGGCAGGCTGACGGCACGCTGCGGCGTGACGTCAAGATCAAGGTGCTGCGCATCGCCGCGTACTTCCTCATGGCCTTGGCCGGTGTGCTTCTGCTGTGGTCACCGATCCTGCGCGACGACCTCGGCTGGCTCGGCGTGGCTATGGCGGGGTTCCTCGCGGTCGGCGGAGTGTTCGCCCTGTCCGGCGCAGTCACCGAGCGGTGGGCCGGGGAGTTCATCGGCCTGCCGCTGCTGTCGTCCTCGTTCGCGGTGTTCGGCATCATCTCGACGGCAGGTTCTTTGGCACAAGCGCCACTCATCGCGCTCGCGAACCTTAGCCTGCTGCTGGCGGTGACCTCGGGACTTCTCGCCCGGTGGCGGGAGGTCAAGGCGATCTACCGAGTCTCCGACCACCTCTCGCGGAAGGTGAGACTCCATGAGTGAGTCGGTACTCAACACGCTGATCGTCGCGCTGCTCAGTGCCGGTGGGGCGACGTTCATCTGGACCGTGGTCCGGTCGGTCATCGCGTACCGCAACAGCGCCGAGGGGCGCGAGGACAAGGCGATCGCACGGCTCGAGAAGTTCGAGGAGAACTGTCGCGACCAGTTGGCGCGGGAGCGGACCTGGGGCGCGTACTGGCAGCGCCGGACGGCGACGATGGAGCACGCGATCCTGGCTCACGTCTGCAAGGTCGACGGGACCTCGCTGGAACTGCCGCCGTTCGAGGAGCCGCCCGAGCCTCAGTCGCCCTCGCTGGCCTGAACCTCAGCGGCCTCGGCCAGCGGGAACCGGGTGCGCTGGTCGGCCTGCGGCTGGGGGATGAAGGTGACGTAGAGGTAGCCCGCCTCGGTGACCTTCGTGCTCTGGATGCGCGGGTCGTGGATCGACTCGAGGAGCGGGGCCAGCCAGTCCGAGGTGCGCTTGTCGAACTTGATCGACCGCACGACGCCGAGGCCGTCCGGCTCGTCAGCGTGCTCCACCTTGGCCTTCGGCCGCTCGACGCGGACCTGCTCGATCAGGGTGAGCGCGGCGTACGGGAGTCGCGGCATCGGTTGCTCCTGTTCCTCGGGGGAGTTTCTACCCGAAGGGTATCTCCACGTCCTCCCACTTGGGGGTCCCGTCACCGATGCGGAGGCTAATCTCGTCGGCCAACTGCCGCCAGAGGGCTTGGTCGCGCGGCCCCCACTCGGGGTTCTCGGCCTGCTCGCGGGCGTAGTCACGCTGCGCCTTGAGCGCCTGCGGGGTAGCGGCTCGCGGGGACAGACCGGCGCGGGCCTGCTCGACCAGGCGAACGTGCTTGAAGAAGTGGTCCTCGGCCTGCTGCCGGGTCGGCTCGATCGGGGATGACCAGCGTCGGCACGAGCACACGACGCGGTGCTTCGTCGGAGGGAGGCTGCTCACGACCTCGTAGCGGGGGTTGTGCTCTCGCACGGTTGCTCCTAGCGAGTCGGCTCCAACGCTCGCGCACACTCGATGGGCATGCACGACTCGTCGTCGCAGTGGTGGTGGCCGCAGTAGTCGCAGCGCGTGATGGGGCCGTCGCAGTCTCGGCAATTCCGCATGAGCCGAGACTACGACGGCGAAGTGGGTTCAGTCACTGAACCTCGGCCGCAGCCAGGTTCTTCTCGACCATCGCGAGGTACTTGTCGACGCTCTCGGGGCGGCGCTGCGCGTAGGCGAGGCCGTCGCGCTCGCCTTCCAAGTACGACTGAGCGAGCAGTCGGTACACCGGGTCGATCCGCTTCCCGTGGAGGAGCCTCGCGAGGGCACCGGAGGCGGTACGGCACCAGCGCCCGGAGCCGACGCTGCAGAACTCGCACGGCATCTTCACTGCCAGGTGGTCGAGCATGTCGTACGCGCTCATGCGCCCTTCACCTTCCTGACCTCCAACTTGTCGTACGCCCCACGCGTGTAGTTGACCTCGGACGCGTTGACGTGGGTCCAGCGGACCATGAACTTGCCGGTGCTGCCCTGTACGCCGACGAGGTGCTGCTTGGCCTGGTCCTTGAGGCGCTTGCCCTGCCGCTCAAGGTCGCTGCCCTGCTGGTACAGGTCGACGGCGGTGAGCGCCACGGGGTCGGTGAGCAGGCCCTCCACGTCGGTGTCGTAGGCTCGGCAGACGGAGAAGAACCCGCAGACCTTGGCGCACATCTCGCGCGGCGGCTCCTTCTGCGCCTCCTCACCCTGCAGGTAGGCATAGACCACGTTGTCGAGCCACATGCCCGCCGCCTGGACGATGCTCTCGTCGTACGGCTCCATCTGGACGTGCAGTCGCTGGTCGATCCCGGCCCGGTCGATCCACACGTTGCCCACTCGCACGTCCTCGAGCGCCATGCCCTCGGGGAACATGCCCGCGAGCCACGCAGCCTTCGCGTAGCAGTGGCGCTGGTACTGCTGGGACTCGCTGGGGCCGGTGCGCTCCACCACGTCGAGCCCGTAGGCCGACTTCGCGTCGAGCACGATGCCCTCGTCCGGCACGATGAAGTCCGGGTGGCCGGTGAGCGCGTACTCGCGCTCCTCGCCGTGCAGGGTCACGTACACCTCGGACTGCCGGATGCCGTGCGGCCACACCCGGAGCATCGCCTGCTCCATGTGGTCACCCAGCGCCGTCCCGATCCACGCCTTGAGCACGTCGGAGTCCTCGGGCACCTGCTGGTCGAGCATCCGGCGCGTGCGCTCGGAGCAGAAGCCCAGGTCGGACACGCCGACCCGGAACTCCGCTGCCTGCTGCGACCGGGCCGAGTAGCGCGAGGTGTCCTGGATCGCCCCGTAGATCGCCTCAGCGATGCGCTTCTCGTCCTCGTTCACCGGTGGCCTCCGATCATGCACGGGCACTGCTCGAACGTGTCAGCGTCGGTCAGCACCGACAGAGTGCAGTTGCCGCACTTGCCCTGCGCGCACTCCGGGCACGGCTTCGCCTTCGGGATCACGCCGATGTTCTCGGCGTCCTCGCGCGGGTCAGTCACTGTCGGCTCGCTCAGTGAGCAGCGCGTACGCCTCGTCGTACTGCTCGTTGGTCGGGTCGATCTGGTCCGCGACGTAGTGGACTCGGGCCACGATCGCGTCCCAGTCGCTCTCGCCCACCTCGTCGTAGTCGCCCCAGTCGATGCTGCCTCGGTCGATGGAGGCGCGGAGGTCGGTGGCGATGACGCGCTTCGCCACGACGGCGATCGCTGCGTCGGCTCGAGCCTGTTCCTCGATGCCGGGGTCCGGGTCGGCGGAGCGGCTGGGGGCGGGGGTCTCGGGGTTGGTCTCGGTCATCTCAGAACTCCGGTCGGTAGTAGTTCACGCCGTCAATGTTCACGACGGTCTTGTCCTTGTCCATGAAAGCGCCCGGCCCGATCACGATGACCCCGCCCTCCTCGAAGGGGTAGGTCACCTTCGCCTTGCCGCCGTGGGGGACGGTCTCGCGGCCCATGACGTACGCCGGTCGGACGTACACCTGGCAGCGGTCGCGGCGGGTAGTGAGCCGCTCCAACTTGCCCTCCTTGTGCAGCACGGAGAGGACGCTGGACGCCTGGCCGTGGTGCCACCCGGTCATGTCCCGCAACTCCTTGACCGTGAGGCCGTAGGTGCCGCCGAGCCGGGCGTACCGCAGAGCCTCCTTCTGCCGGGCGCTGGCCGTGCCGCTGCTGGCCTCGCGCACCGCACGCTCGCGGCTGGTGCTGCTACCCGAGTGGCCCTGCGTCCGGGTGCCGTCCGGCTCCGGGTACGGAAGGGCTGCCTGTTCAGTCACTGAACGAACCTCACTGTCTTGATCCCTGCCTGCTCTGCGAGCCGCGCCGTCATCGACGCGCCCTTGCTCTCGTTCTTGATGAAGGCCAGGCACAGGTCTGCGCCGTCCTCCACCATCTGCGCGTTGCGGAGGAATCCCGCACGCTTGCCGAACCGGTTCCACTCCGCGTGGTAACGCTCCGCCTCGAAGAAGTTGCTGATGCACCACTCGTCGGCCCACAGGTCCGCGCCGGTCGGGCACGCACCGTGGACAACGGTGATCTTCTCCGGGTCCGGCATCGTGTTGCCGTGCTCGTCGGGCGGGTAGTTCAGGCCGTGCTCGTTGCACACCTCGTTCAGCGCCCGGTAGACCGCCAGGCGGTCCTGCCAGTCTCGCGAGCCGGTGACGAGGACCCTCACTGGACCGGAGCCCCCTCGTCGGCCTGCTGGGGGTACGCACCCTCATCGACCGGGGTGGCCCCGAGGCCCTCAGCAGCCGCCTCCTGGGCCGCAGCGTGGTCAGCGGCCTCCGGGTCCGGCACGGGGCTGCTGTCCCCGCCAGCGCCCACGGAGCGCGCGAGAGCGGCAGCCTGCTCGGCGCTGGGCTGGGGCTTCTCGTAGCCCTCGGGCACGACGATGGTGCCCTTGATGACCTCGCGCAGCGAACCGTCGTCGTAGAGCGACAGGCCGAACTGCGAGCCGAGGTTGATCGCGCACCGCTTGAGCGCGTCGGACGCGGCCTGCTTCACGGCGTTGTCGTGGTGCTCGCCAAGCATGTTCACCGGGCCGGAGGCGTTGCCGACAGCGGTCTCGGAGTGGACGCAGATGGTGCGGCCGAACTCGTCGCGGATCGTCAACTGCATCTTGGCCGACCAGATGACCTCGACCATCTCGCTCGGGGTCCACGAGTCCGGCGCGTTGTTCGGCTTCCGGCTGAGGTACTCACGCTGCGCGATGAACCGAGAGTCGAGAGTCTCGAGGTCCCAGTTGCCGAACCCGAACACTCGGGTCAGGTGGGCCTTCACGTCCCACGCCTCAAGGTAGGAGAGTTGCTTCCCGCCCTGGCTGCGCTTCGCGACCCGCGTGCCGTTGAGCGGCTTCATCAGAGTCTCGTACTGCTTGAGGCTGATCTGCCCGCGCTCGGTGGTGCTCGCGAGGTTGGCGATCAACTCGGTCATGTTGCTCCTTCGGTTCAGTGACTGAACTTCCACACTGCCAGCGACCGCCGACAGTTCCTGCCTGCCTGACTCCCCACCCGGTCGGGGAGTCACAAACTATTCTCTCAGAGGTTAGTCTCTATGTCCATGACGACCATCCTCAACCTCGACGCCGCGCCAGCCGACCCGATCGAGCGCATCATGTGGCTCTCAGGCGTGATGGAGCAGGCCAAGGCCGAACTCGACGCCGCGTTCGCGGAGGCGTACTTCGAGGCCCGCTTCCAGGGGAACCTCGAGACCGCGATCAAGGCCGGGCCGTACGCCCGCAAGCGAGTGCTGGCCTACACGCGGCAGGAGAACCAGCGGCGAGGCCGGGTCGTGCGCTGGGGCGACGGCGCAGACCCGACCTCGACGGCGTACTCCGGCTGACCTACTGCGCGCTGGGCAGGTCGTCGGTGCTGCCCCGGAAGTCAATGTCCGGGATGACCGTCTGCGGCTTGAACGTGCGGCGGTAGTGGTAGGCGCTCGCGCTGATCGACTCCATCTGCTCGACCGTGACGAACACGTTGTCCGACAGGTAGACCTGGCTCCGCTTGTAGGAGTCCACGCCGTCGCCGTCCGCGACCTTGCAGGTGATCCAGATGCGGGTGTCGGTCGGGTCGACGTTGCAGCGGCCCTCGATCACCAGCATCTGCTGGTCGGTGATGCCGTTCTGCACGACGACTCGGCGCATCACCTCGAAGTTCTTCGCGGCCTTCGTGATGTTGTGGTCCACCACGTCGCTGTCGTCGGCCTCGCAGTCCGACGCGGCGAACAGGATCGTGCTCGCCAGCGCGCCAGCGATCAGCGCCTTCTTCTTCAACACTCGTTGCTCCGTTCAGTGACTGAAATGGTTGATGGGTGAGTATGCGACGCGGGACCGGTAGGGGGCGGTGCCCGTGAGCCGGTGACCCCTACCTGGGCTGATGCTGGGTCCCGCGTCACACTCACTCAGACGGAGGGAACTAACCAGGGCGCTCCGTCTAGTGCCCGAAGTGGGAGTCGAACCCACACTGCGCGGTGCTTGAAGCCGCTGTCTCTGCCGTTGGACTACTCGGGCGGGAAGGTCATCGGGCGCAGGTCGCACCTAGCGGTCGGAAGGAGATACGCCCGCATCATGGGTGCGCCTTCGGCGGGAGGACGATGCCATGCTCACCGTGGTTCACCGTTGACGCCCGATGACCAAGATTCAGTTGTTCTCCGGCTTCGGCGTCGACTCCTCAAGCGGACCCGCGCCTTCGATGAGGACGATACCGACTGGCCGCTGGTCATCGTCGGTGACTTCCTCGAACCCCTGGATCACCCAGCCCTGGCCCGGTGCCCAGGCGTGAGCGCAGATCACGAGGTCTGCCTCCATGTCGTGCGTCGCGAGTTCCGCGATCGCCTCACGTACCTTCATCCACTGCTCCGTTCTCGTTCAGTCACTGAAACGCACCGGCCGACTCCTTGTTGCCGACCCGCTGCCGCTCGCGCCTGCACACGTTGCAGTCGCGCCCGTTCTTCTTGCCGTCCTTCGTGAAGATTTGCCGACCGTGAATCTCGAGGTCGTGGCCCTTGCCGCACTTCGCCTTGCGCGGAGGCCCCATCGGCTTGTGCTCCTCCGGTGGCCTGCGCCGGGACTTCCGCTTGACCTTCACCTCGCCCGACTTCGGGTTCCGCTCGACCACGTACTCGACGCTCGGCGCACCGCCGTCGTTGTGGACCGTCCAGTCGAGTCCGACCGGCCGACCCTGTGCGTCCTTCACGAACGCTGTGTTCACCGCCTACCTGCTTTCATCTCAGGGCACCAGCGGCACGCCCATACGTGCTCGGTGCCGGTCTTTGTCCAGTCGTGAAACCCGATCATGCAGCCGAGGACGTGAGTCGCCTGGTTCAGTGACTGAACTGGCTTCGACTGCTCAACCCAGCCCACTCAGCGCCTCCTCGAGACGCCGGGTGAACTCGTCGTGCGGGAGCCGGTTGTGCCTGGCTACCCGCGTCTCGTTCAGGTGCTTGCCGGTGGTCTTGCTCCACACGTTCTCGCTCGCCCGCCAGTGCCCCTCCTTGCAGAACGCCACCGGGGTGTCGTAGGAGAACAGCAGCGTCATCGGTCCGACCGTGACGTAGGTGGAGTTGGGCGAGTCGCCCTTCCGCATACTCACCTCCACAGCGCCACCCCCAGCACCAGCCCGACCACGATGCCGAACAGTCCGGCGAACATGCACCACACGATCGTCATGTAGTCGTTGCGCTCGTCGTCAGTCATCGTCCGCCTCTCCGAAGTAGGACCGGGCGATCGTCGGGTCGTCCGGGTCGAAACCGTGCTTGTTGCACCACTCGAGGTACTCCTCGTCAATCGCCATGCGCTCGTACCAAACGCGCTCCGCCTGCTCGCGCTTCGCCTGGTCCGCCCGAGACTCCAACTGCCTCACCTGCCTAGTCCTCGATCCAGTAGTCCATGCTTCCGTCACACCTCAACAGCAGCACCCCGTAGTGCGCTGTCGCCGGGACCATCCCCGGCAGTCCTTCGTGCCTGCTCACGATCAGCCCGATCGCCCGTGCCTCGAACGGGTGTGCGTGGACCCACCGGTGGCAGGTCCCGCACAGGTAGACCCCGTTGCAAGGACAGTGCTGATGCTCGTCTACGACAGACCGCGATCTGCGGTGGTGCCACTCGGCCGCTCGTGGCGAGCCGCACCGGTAGCACCTCTGCATCTCACGCGCTGCGACGATCCTCCGGGACCGTTCCGGGATCGGTGTGCCTCTCCCCGCCATGCCTCTCCATCGTCTTGTCGAGCAGTTCGCGGGTGATCCCGAGTTGCCTGGCGATCAGATCGTCGTGCGTCCCGAGACTCCGCAACCACTTGATGTTCTCGACGCGAGCGTCGATGAGGTGGGTGTCGAACCTGTGCCCCCGTCCAAGCGTCACGCGGTCCTCACCTCATCGGCCTTCGCGTACTCACCTGCCAGTTCGTGCAGTGCAGCCAGCGTGTCCTTCGCCAACTTCGCCTTGCGCTCGGCCTCGGCCCGCAACTTCTGCTCGGCCTCGATCTGGTCGGCAGCGTGCTTGAGCCGCTTCTCGAGTTCAGTCACTGAAACCTGCAGCATCTCGCTCAGGCTCTCGCTGTCGACCAACTTCTGCTCAAGAGCCTCGACCCGCTTGTGCATCTCGCCACGGGCACCATCATCGAGCAGCATGCGGATTCGGTCCAGCGTCTGCTCGGGCGTCAGGTCCTCGCGCTCTGCGGCCTCGTCGGTCTTGTGGTTCGACTGCTCGTGAACCCAGGTCAGCGCCGTCCGAGCCAGCACGTCCGGGTCCATCGGACCGCCTGCCATGAGGTCCGCGAGGATCGCCGCCAGCGCCTCGACGCGCGACTGCCTCGGCGCGTAGACGCGGGCGTCGGGCACCTCGGCGGAGAACATCTCGGGCCGCTTGCCCAGGCCCTCGCTGTGGCTCTTGGCGTAGTGGCTCGGAACTGAACCCCGCTCGGGTGCCGAGTAGTTGCACGACGGCCAGCGGCAGGCGTAGTCGCGGGAGCCGTCAGACCAGCGCCGCTCCATCGTGGTCGGGCTGTCGTACGCCTTGCCCTTGCTCGCCTTCGCCAGCATCGGCTTCTCGCTGACGATGTGCGGTGCCTTCGGGTCACGCGGCTTCGGCGGTTCAGTGACTGAACCCTTGCCGAACGGGTTGTCGGCCGGACCCTTCTCCCGGTCGGAGCGGTCATCGACCACCGTTGCGGTGACCGAGGGCAGCGACCTCACCAGCGCCTGTGCCTCGCCGTCGAGACCCATGTCCCGCAGTGAGGCGGCGGTGTACGCAACCTCCACCTTCTCCGGGTCGCCGTACTTCACCACGTCGCGACGGATGCGGGTGATGCTGTTGCTCGAACGACGGTTGGTCGAGAAGTGGTACTTCTTCGGGTGGTCCTCGGGTCGCGGGCTGATGATCGTTGCGGACTGGTCGCCCGTGACGTGGAACTTCCAGCCGAGCGAGACGGCGAGGACGATGGTCTCCCTGACCTCGCGCTTGAACGAGTTCGGGATGAAGGACTTGTCGAAATCTGATTCGTCGTACATGGGCATGGCGGTTCAGTTGCTCCTTCGGAATGCGGTGAATGCGGCTTGAAGGTTGATCTTGTACGGCAGGTCGAGAAGGTCGATCTGCCAGTCGACGTTCTTCGCGGCGGAGAACGTCCGGTGGTCGATGGGCCAGACGTTCAACTTGTGCGTCTCGCCCAACTCGCCCTTCGGGTTGAACCGGTCGTACGCCTTGCCATACATGAAGCCGTTGGCGAGGCGGGCTGCCGTCTCCTGCACCGCGTCGGCGGCCTCTCGCTTCGTCGCGCCGGACTCGACCTCGAGCCGTCGTACGACGGGCAGAGGGAGCACGTAGCCGAACACGATGTGGCGGTTCGCAACGTCGTGGAACTGGACCCAACAATCGCCAGGGCCGATGCCCTGCTGTGCGGGGTGCAGCCCCTCAAGTGCGGTGCGCTGCGCCCTGCGGATGTGTTCGATCATCTCGTCGTGAGAGTCGAACCCGAGAACTTCAACCACTTGCCTGCCTGCCTGTCGGTGTTCAGTGACTGAACTGGTCTGGACGTAGAAGTCGACCGGTGGCTCTTGCTTGACCACCGATCGACTACGTCTATCTTACTTTACTTAGCAACGTAAGTCAAACGGTCAGAGCATCTCGACGTGCCCGTACGCCTGCCACACCGGACCCGCCTTGATCATCTCGATGGACTGCTCCACCACGTCACGCCCGGTGACGTGCAGCGTGCCGGTGGCCTCGCCGCGCACCTTCTCCAAGAACATGAGCGTGTCCGCCGCGCCCGTCAAGCCTCGCGTCCCGCTGATCTGCGTGAACGGGTCGGTCGCCTGCCCGTCACCGCTGCCCGCCTTGCGGTCGTGGTGGACCATGACGATCGCGCAGTTGAAGGTGTCGGCCCAGTTCTTGTACCGGCTCATCATCGTGTAGTTCCCGGCGTACGCACCCTTGCGGCCGTCCTCGCCCATGTCCGGCTCGACCTTCTGCAGCGTGTCGATGACCACCAGCCTCGGGTCGCCCACCTCCTCGGCCCACTCGGTCAGGTTCGCCAGGCCCTGCTCGCCACCGGGCCAGTCCTGCTCGGAGGGGATGACCTCGAGAGCGGCAGGCGCGTCCATCGTTCCGCCCATGATGAGCGACAGGCGGCTCTGCAAGCGCCTGTAGTTGTCCTCGCGGGCCAGGTACAGGGCGGACCCCTGAACGCACGGCACGGACCCCAGCGCGCGCCCACCAGCGGCCACTGCGAGCACGGCGTCGAGCCACAGCCAGGACTTGCCCGCCTTCGGGGAGCCAGCGCAGATCGTCAGCCCTGCCGGGACCAGCCCCTCGATCGCCCAGTTGAGCGGCTCGAACTCGGTGCTCATCAGCGTCTCGGCGGTCATGCCGCGAGGCCGGGTGTACGCGGTCGGCTCGCGCACGAACTCCTCAAGCGTGTAGCCCGCCGCGAGGTGGTCAGCAGCGTCCTTCCCGGCAGCCGGGGCAACGATCTTGCACGCGACGCCCACCGATCGAAGCCCGGCCTTCGCGTTCTGCGCGTACTGCTGCCCGGTGCCGAGCGAACCGTCCTCCTTCAACGGGTCCTGGTCCGCGACGATGATGACCTCGCCCGCGTTGCGCAGGAACTCGGAGAACTCCGGCTGCCACGTCGCGCCCGCACCGCCAGGGGCACAGGTCGCGAGGCCACCGGCTCGCTCGATCGCCTCCACGTCCTTCTCGCCGTCGACCAAGTAGATCGTGCAGTAGCCCGCCTGCATCGCGCGCCACAACTTCGGTGCCCGGTAGAGGATCGCCTTTCTGCCCTTGAGGCCAGACCGGTCACCGGGGTCGGTGCCGGGCAGCCGCTGCATGAAGCCCTTCGGGGCGTAGCGGTCCTTGATGATCCACGGCGCACCCTGCACCGTCTCGTAGACGTACGACCGGACGACCACACCGTTCGCCACGTCACCGCGTTGCGTCACGTCGATGCGCTCGTCAAAGAGGTCGGCCAACTCGAGGCCCAGGTCGGCCACAATGTCGTCCACCTGGCATCCGGCGTAGCACCGGAGCATCGTCTTGTCGCCCTTGTAGTCGACGCCCAGGGAGGGTCGGCCGTCGTCGTGCGCCGGGCACTGCGCAACGAAGTGGTTCTGCCGGTTGTCGGTGATGCGCTTGCCAGCAGACGCGAGGGCGTCCCTGATCCGCTCGAACGAGTTGTCCGTCAGCGTGCTCATCGTGCTCCTGTCGTGGGTTCAGTCACTGAACTGGGTCCAGAGATTTCTAAGACCAGATGGTGTTACTACTGGGTGTGTTCTGTGTGCCACCGGTGACACCCCCGTGGGTGTCGTCCGTGACACCCCGCCTGCCATGACGTTCAGCCCGAGCGTCCGTGAGGCGGGTGAGCGACTGGACCTGACGCCCGTCGCGGAACTGCGGAGTGCGCTCGATGACGCCAGCGTCGGCCAACTCGTTCAGCGCCCGGATCGCGGTGCGCTCAGAGCAGCCGACCGCCTGGGCGATGGTCTTGTTGGAGGGGTAGCACTCGTTCGTGTCGCGGTTCCTGTGCATGACGAGCACGAGGTACGCCGCCTTGGCGGTGGTGGAGAGGGACGGGTCGAACGCCACGTCGCCGGTCACGGTGCCGAACCAGTCGGCGTTCCTGCTCACACCGACCGCCACTCGAACACGGTGCCGCAGTTGGAGCAGCCGAGGATCGCCCTGCCGGGCTCCGTCAGGCTGTGCGCCACCAGCACCATCGCGTAGGTCCAGCAGCCGGGGCACAAGATACGGGTCTCGGCAACACGCGGCGCGCTAGATGTGGTGGTGCGTTCAGTGACTGAACTGGGTACGCTGTCCATCAAGCCTCCTCCTCAGGCTTCATGCCCCCGGTCTGCGCCAACAGATGCGGGGGCTTATCAATGTTCGGGTGTGGGGTGATCGTACGCCCGGTCCAGGCTTAGCGGTACCCTGGTCAGCACGGACCGGTTGCTCCGTTCGTGAAAGAGGCCCGCACCCTTCCTGCCTTGGGTGCGGGCCTCGTCATGCACGGGGGTTGGCCGACCGGAGGCTGGGGCGCTACCCCACTCGCCAGTCGCTCTCGCCTGCCGCGTGTCGCTCCTCGGCAGGACCACCAGATTCAGGAGGTCTTGAACTCCTTGACGGCAGCCTGCTGGTCAGCAGTCAGCGTCTCGCGCAGGTGCGGGAACTTCTCGAGCAGGTCGCGCAACTCCTGCTCGGCCTTCTGCTCGGCGGTCGGCTTCGGCTTGTAGTCGACGCCCAACTTCTGCGCCTCCTCGACGTACAGCGCCTCGAACTCGTCGCGGTGCTTCTCGCGGAGGGCGGTGGTGGCCGCGCCGTACGCCTTGCGGAGCAGCGTGCCCCGCTCGTTGTCGGTGCTCTCGGCCGTGGTCTCGGCGGGTGCCGTGGTCATGCTGATGCGACTCTCTCTCTGTGGTGGGGGTGGTGTTCAGTGACTGAACTAGAAGGGCGGTGCGTCGTCCGCAGGCGTGGCCCACGGGTCAGGGTCCGAGGACCCACCGGAGGAACGCTGAGCGCCACCTCCGCTGCTGCTGCCGGAACGCTCGGCCCGCGCGATACGGGCTGAGGTCCACGTCGTCGCGGCTCCGATGGAGTCCGCAACAATGTCGACCGACGTGCGCTTGTTGCCGTCCTTGTCCTCCCAGTCCTCGGTCTGCAGGCGACCGCAGACAGTGATGAGGTCGCCCTTCTGGTAGGTCTCGGCGGCGTTCTCGGCCGACTTCTTGAAGGTGGTGATGTTGACCCAAGCGTTCTTGTCGTCCACCCACTCGTCGTTCACCTTCTTCCGAGACGACGCAACGGCGCGCATCTTGCACACCGCCACACCACTCGGTGCGAACCGGAGTTCGGGATCGGCAACGACCCGGAACTCACCCATCACGTTGGGCAGCGACACTACTTGCTCACCTTCTTGGGGTTGTACCGCAGGAACATCGTGCAGGTGCGCGGCTCTCCGCGCTTGTTGTTGCGGGTGCGAACGTCGAACTCCGACGTGGGCAGCGCCTTGATGCCGTCAATGCGGATCGCCGTCGCCAACGACGTACGGTCGCACTCGAATATCTTGGCCCACTCCATCGGCCGCTCTCTCAACTGCGCAGCGATCGCTGACCAGTCGTATCGAGTCTCCTTCGACGGCGGCTCCTCCCACGAGACGGGGGCCTTCACCGTCTTACTCATCATCACCTCTCTCTCTGGTTGCTCCGGTCGATGCGTGGTATCGGGTGGGCCGGGGTGCTTCCCCACAGCCCCGACCCACCCGAGGTTCAGTGACTGAACTCAGTCAGTCAGACGCGGACGCCGTGACGGGCGGCAGCGGACTTGATCGCGGCGACCTCGCCACGCAGGCCCTCGATCGCGGCGAGCACGGCCTGCAGGTCGGTGCTGCCCTCGGTGCCCTCGGCGGTGTGGACCTCGACCACCGGCTCGGGCTCGATGAGGCCGACCTCGATCATCAGGTCCTTCGCGTCGCCGGGGCGCAGGCCCTTGCTCTCCGCGAAGGTCATCAGTGCGTCAGCGATCTGGCCGTCGCGCTCCTCGAGCGCCTCGACCACGCGGTCGATGTAGGTGCCGTACGAGCGGACCACGCTCGGGTCGAGGGCGTTGACGACGGTCTCACGGATGGTGCTCACAGGTTGCTCCTTGTGATGGTGTGGTTGAACTTCTGCCTTGTCAGGTTCAGTTACTGAACTGACTGTGGTTGGTGAGGATCTGCCTCCCAACCACGAGAGAAACCTTACTATGGTTCCTGTCCTTATGTCAATTCCTTTCCTTCGTTATGTCCGCTTTGTCAGCGGTCGTTGATCAGCGCGCCGACCGTGTGGATCGGGACGGGCGCGAAGTCCCAGGCGTCCACGCCGACGTGAATCTCCCGGCCCTCCTGCCGCTCCGGTCCGTGCGTGTGCCCGTGCAGTAGCCAGGCACCCTCGTCGCGCAGCCGGTACTGCATGTACCTCGCCTCCCCACGGTCCTTGACGTAGGGGAAGTGAGAGAGCATCACCTCGGTCCCGTCGATCCGGCGTCGGGCGAACGCCTGCACCGACGCGAACGCCGAGAGGTACTTCGCCTGCTGCCGGTGCGAGTCGCGGTGCATCGGGTGACACCCGTCGTGATTCCCGGCGATCAGGTGCTTGACCCCAGGCAGAGTCTGCACAAGGTCAAGCGCCCTGGTCGGGGACGAGACGGCCAGGTCACCGAGCACCCACACCTGATCGTGCTTGCCGACCCGTCGAGTCCACTGCTCCACGAGATGCGCGTCGTGCTCGTCGGGGTCCTCGAACCCACGAAGCCCGGCGACGAAGCGGTGCCCGAAGTGCAGGTCCGACGTGAACCAAACGCTCACCTCTGAACCGTGGCGAGCAGCGAGGTCTTGGGCGGGTTGTCGATCGCGTGCTGGACGCGACGCTCCACCTCGTCCTCAGTCAGCCCGGAGTAGTAGCACACCTCCGTGAGCACGTCCTCGTACTCGTTGCTGCCGTCGAACATCAGCGGCCAGCGGCCCTCGTAGTCCCAGTGGTCGTCCTCGCCCCACGCCTCCTCGTCGGTGACGGCACCCGTGTCCGGGTCCACGCCGTCAGGCACGGGGATGCCGAGCGCCTGGACCGCAGCCATAGGCACACGCCGCCCGTCCTCGGTGAACTCCGTGCCGTACATGCCGTCGCCCTCCGGCACCCACAGCATCCTGATCCCGGTCGCCGTGAGCGCGTGGCCCGCAGCGCACATCGCCGTGCCACACGTACCGACACCGACGAACCGGTTGTTCTCCTCGTCAAAGAGGAGGTCGTCGTTCGGCCCGAGAGTGTCCGGGTCGAACTCACCCCACACCGACTGTCGCCAGTCGGGCAGGCCCTTGAGTTCGGCCTCCGCCTCCTTCGCCTGCTGCGCGATCTTGATGCGTGCCAGCACCTCGACTGCGAGGTCGGTGTTGAACGTCACGGCTTCTCTCCCGTCATGCTGTCGTGGGTACCGATGAGCGCCTGGATGCCAGCATCCACGATGAGGTGGTGGGCCAGCGGCTCCTGCGTCTCCCGGTCGTAGGGGATCGCCTTGACGTCGAGGTCGCGGTAGTCCTCGACCTCGAACATGTCGACCCGCACGCGGACCGAGTAGTGCTTGTCCGTCTCCGGGTGCTTCAAGCCACCGATGGACGTGTGCTGGTGGACCAGCACCCTCGCGTCGCCCTCCGGCTCGGCGTCCTTCTGCTCGTCGGCGTGCTTCAAGGCGTCGGCGTAGCCAGCGAGGTAGCCCTCGTTGAACTTCGCCTCGCCCTTCTTCTTCTTGTCCTTCACGGTTGCTCCTGTTCGTAGTTCAGTGACTGAACCTGCCGGGCCAGGCGGGGGTTCCTGGCCCGGCAGGGGGACTAGCAGTTCGGGCACTCCGCGTCGTAGCCGACGCTCGAGTAGCCCGAGGACGGGATGCCGCTCTCGGTCAACTTCTCGACCACCATCGCACGGGTGATCTGGTCGCAGCCGCAGTCGCCCTCGTCCACCTCCACGGAGAACGAGAGTTCGTGCTCCCAGTCGACACCGAGCGTGTCAGGAGACACGTCGCCCGACACCGAGAAGCCGAGCAGTTCGTGGGCGTCGTCCACCGACACGAGGCTGCGGCCCGTCACCTCCACGTCGACCGTGATGGTCTCGGTCTCAGGCGGAGGGATGCGAAAGCCGTGCTGGTCGAGGATCGCAGCCAGCGCAGAGCCACGGTCCTCACCGTTGTCGTTCATCCACTCGAGGATCGCGTCCTCGAACCGAGCCTTCGCCTCCGACAACTCGGTGTCCCGACCAGCCGCCCGCTCCTCGAGCCGCTCGACGGTGCGAGCATGCTGCTGCTGCTCGGTGTGGCGCGACCGCACCCGCTCGCCGTACTGCCGAGCGAGGTAGGTCCAGGCCACGGTGAACCAGTCCGGCGCACCATCCTCGCCCGGCTGGACCACGCGACCGAACCCGGTCATCGTGGAAGCCCGGTCCTCCCACTCGTACACGTCGCCGTACACCGAGCCGTCCGTGTAGAAGCGGATGCCGTGCCAGCGGGTCCGGCCGCTCACGTCCTCGGAGAACGTGACCCAGGTGTACCACTGGCCCTGGTTCACCCGCATCTGGCGGCGCTCCATGCGGACGCCGTGCGTCACCGTGCCCGACTCCACCTCCGGCCGCAGTTCCTCCGGCAGCAGCAGCACCTCGCCGTTGACGAAGCCCTCCTCGTTCCGGGTCCACAGCCGGGACCCGTCCTGCCTGGTGAGTGTGATCTGCTCGCCCACACTCAGCGCCTCAAGCGCCTCCATCGTTGGGATGGTCATGTCGTACCTCTCTGGTTCAGTGACTGAACCGGTCAGCCCTGCTGCTCTCTGCGCAGGCGCTCCATCAGGTTGACGAAGTTGGCGCGGATCAGAGCCCGCTCCTCCTCGGACACGGGAGAACCCAGGCCCACCTCGGCTAGCACCTCGGCAACAATCTCCGGGTACAGGCCGAACTGGGCACCGGCCACGCGAAGGCTGTCAGCGATCGCGTCCTCCCGTGCGACCAACTCGCGAGCGAGTCGGCCCTTGTGGTACTTCCCGTCGACGTACGCGCCGTCGACCAACTCACGGATCGTCGGCATCAGGACGCCTCACCCTCGACCGCAGGCGGACGGACCGGAGCGATCTGCTCCTCGCCCTCACCGATCCGGGTGATGAACAGCGAGCCGAGCGAGAACGCCGAAGGCTCGTACGTGCCGGTCGCCACCACGTCGTTGCGCGGGGACCACCGCCCGTCCCTGCACTTCGTCCACGTCACGGTCGAGTCCCTCATCTGGCTGCCCACCGGCACGTCGTTCATCTCATGGAACGACTTCACCGGGAGCAGCAACTCACGCCAGTCGGGCAGGTGCTCGACACGCATGGTCGGGTGCCAGTCACCGGTCAGCGAGCCGCCGATGCTGCGGGTCTTGGCCGGGTTCTCCGCCGAGTCGTCTCGCACGTACAGCCTGGTGCGCCGCTCGTACGCCGGGTCCTGGTACCGCAGGACGGAGCCGACCGGAAGGCTGGCTGCCTCCTCGGCCGTGACGACCCGAGCACCCGTGGTGATCCGTGTGCCGTCAATGTCGGCAGCCCGCATCGCCCGCTCGTAGTCGCCGCAGTACGACCGCTCGATCTTGACCTTGGCACCGAGCCGCCACGCCCTGCGCTTGAACTCGTTGATCCGGTCCACGTCCTCGACCGTCGCCTCCCGGTCCTCGAGCCCAGCCGGAGCCTCGGAGGGCAGGCCCGGCCCACGAACCACCGTGAGCATGCCGTCCCAGTGGTACTGCCCCACGACACGACGCCACGATCCGCCGAACTTGGCGAACATGGTGCCGCCCTCCCTGCGCACGACAGATCCGTTCGGCAGAGAGTTCGCGATGCGAGCACCGGCCCGGAACTCGAGACCCACGTACATCGACTCCTCGGGCACGCCGAGCGCACGGCACGCCTCAAGCACCGGGTCAAGCCCGACACCCGACGACGTGGCCTGACCGAGCACGGCGTCACGGAACCGGACGAGGTACTGCTCGAACGTCTCGGTCGGAGCGGCCTGCTCCACCGGGATGAGAGCGCCGGGCGTCCGGTTCTCCGTCGGTTCAGTGACTGAACTCGGAGCGCCCAGCGAGACGAGCCTGATGTTGCCCCGCCGACCCATGTTGCGGAGCGGCACGTTGCGCCCGTTGTCGCTGCGCACGAACGTCTCGGCGTCCACCTTCGTGTAGGTGTACGTGCCGCGCACCACGGTCCCGACCGGAATCGCGCGGTACTCGTCGGCCGACCGGAACATGTGTCCGACCTGCGGCCCGTCGTACTCCACGACCTCGACCTGCTCGTCCGGGTATGACTCGATGACGTTGCCACCACTGAGGGTGAAGTGGGTTTCGTCATGGAGGCCAGAGTCCCGACCCTCGAACTGCAGCCACTCCCCGGTCCCCACCTTGCGGTAGCGCCACGGCTCACCCGCCCGGTCGTACCGGATGACGGTGCCGACCGGGAGGGTTGCGATCACGGACCGCTCGGTGATCGCGGTGCCGACCGGAGGACGAGACTGCTCCTCGGTCGGGAGTTCGATGACGGCGAGGTACCCGTCCGTGCGCAGCGAGGCAAGGCTGTGCCCCGCAGTCGAGGACGGAACGGTGCGCCGGATGACGCGAAGTCCGCCCTCCATGCCGACCTCGTAGCGGGGGATCACGTCGAACCCCCGCTGGTGCTCCCCGGTCACCTCAAGCACGGTGCCGGGCATGAGTGCGTCACGACGAGCGGTCGTGTCGATGACGGTGCCGACCTCGATAGGGGTCGTCACCGGCTCTGCCGTGGTGGTCACGGTGTCTGCCTTTCTGGTTCAGTCACTGAACCTGTTCGTTGGTGGTTGCTCCTGCCCCCGCACGGCGGAGCCGAGGTGTGCCTTCACCTCGGCGTCCGCCATGTGCAGGGTCTTGCTGCACTTCTTGCACGTCACCTTGCGAGGATCGCTCGTCGTCAGTGACGGGTTCTGCAGTCCGCACGCGACTCGTTGCCCGCGCACGAGCAGGTGTCGCTTAGCCCGTGCCACCGGGCCACCCCGCTACCTGCTCCTTGATTGCGAGCAGACGGGTCTCGAACTCGGCCTTCGACTGGGACGCAAACAAGTCCTCAATGTGCCCACGGACGGCGTGCAGGTCGTCCATGAACTCCTCGGTGAGCACCTGCTCGATTTCAAACTCGTCGTCCCCTTCGTGCTGCGGCGGCTTCTGCTCGGACTCCGACTTGAACATCTGGATGATCTTCGCGTCGGGCATGACGGTTCCCTTCCTTCCTCTAGTCGGGGTTCAGTGACTGAACCCATTCCGCTTCGGTCACGTCTGCGTGATGCCGAAGTAGTCGATGCAGTCCGCGATCTGCGCGAACGTGAAGCCGCTGTCGTTCAGACCAGCGAGGGTGAGCGGGAACAGCGGGTCGGCGTAGTCGCTGTACGGTCGCTCGTACTCGGCCACCCGCTCGGTCCACTTGGCGTGCTGCTCCTCCGTGCCCTGGACACTCACGTCCGCGAGGTCGTCCGGCACGTAGTCGAGGCGGAGGTCGTACCCGTTGCCCGCGTGGTTGTCGTCCACGGTGAACCCGAGCCAGGTGAGGAACTCAGGCGGAGCCAACTCGGTCATGCCGCCCGTCCCGTAGGAGTAGGCGTCGGCGTCCTCGTCGTTCTCGTCCGGGTCCTCGAACTGGAACTGGTACTTGTCGACTCCGGCCACCTCGCAGCCCACGCCGAGGCAGCAGTAGCCGACCTTGGTGGTGCCGTCGTTGTCGCTGGTGAACTTCGCCAGCCCGCCCTTCACCTGCAGTCGGTCACCCTCCCGAAGTTCGGTGACCCACGACCGGAGGTGGTCGAGGTTCAGTGACTGAACGGTCATCGCTTGCCGCCCTTCCGCTTCGTCGGGACCGGGCGCACAGGGTGGGTGCCCATCGGGTTGACCTCCGACTTGTCACTGGTGTGCTTGGCGGGTCGCTCGTACTGCTCGGTCTGGTCGAGCACGCCAGCGAGCCACTCGTTGTAGCCGCTCGCCGCCATGAACTCGGCGTGCGTCGGCGTCGCGGGGACGGGCATCAACTCGACGCCCTGGTCCTGCATCACGCTGTCGAAGATCGGAGTCGGCTCGAGGACCGCGCTCCCGTTCGTGGTGGTCATGGTTCGTTGACCCTTTCTGTTCAGTGACTGAACTGCTCTGGACGTAGCACAGGCCGGGAGCCACCATCCTCAACTCCCGACCTGCTACGCTTACTTTACTTTACTTGCTTGGCTATGTCAAACGTACACCCGGATAGCCGGACGCTGCTGCGCCCCCGTCTCGACTACGACCTGATCGACCGTGCCCTTGTCGAACTTCTCCTGGGTGTAGCGCGACGTGAGGTAGCGGGCGCGGCCGGGAGACGACCACTCGTGGATGACCTTGCCGTCGCGGTACGTGATCTTGAGCATCCGGTCGTTGAACGTGCGCTGCCCGCGCTGGATGCGGTCGACCACGTTGGCCCCGAGATTCTTGTGCGGCATGTGCTACTTGCTCCGTTCGTTGTTGGCCCACCATTCGGCGAGCGCCTTGCTGTCCTCTTGCCAGCGGCGCAGTGCCGCCTTTGCCTCCCACTCCCGCCGCCCCATGCGCACGTTCACCGCAGCAAACAGCGCCATGACGACGGCGACGAGCAGGGTGATCGGGTCGTGGTCCTTCGCGCCCCACCATCCGAAGTAGCCGCCGAGGTTGACCAGCCCGAGGGTGGCGTACACGGCAACCCACCACCGCTTCGTGTTGTGCCGCCACCAGCGGGTCCAGTTCAGTGACTGAACCCGCCAGCGGTTCGGCATCAGGCGAGGCCGACGTTCCATGACGCGCCGTCGTGCGTAGCGCGTACGCGGGTGCCGTCGTAGTCGAGCAACAGCGCCACGCCTTCGATGTGCGCGTAGTCCGTGAGGGTCTGCTCCACGTAGTCGAGCGTCTCCACGCACTGCCGCATCGTGTCGAGCGGGATCGTCTGCCCCTGCTCCGGCACGATCGCGGTCACCGACTTCTTCTCGGTCGATCGCTTCGCCGTGCTGCGACGACCGCGCTTGATCTTGACCTCGCCCTTGTCGAGCATCAACTCGTCCTTCCCCTCGGACGCAGCCGCTGCAGCGATCATTTCCTGGCGGCACTTCGACCTGTAGTGAGAGGTGTCCGGGTGGTCATGCCCGGTGTGGTCGATCCTGGGTACGCGCTTGTCCTTCATGGGGTGCTGCCTTCCTGGGCCTTGGCCCGTGTCTTGTGACTGAACCGTTCAGTCACTGAACTGCCCCGCCAGTGAGTGTGGTTCCACACCACCGCCTCACCACCGGGGAGAATCTGGACCCGCTTGCGGTCGAAGCCCTGCTTCTGCAGGTACTCCTCCACCAGCGGGTGAAGCCGCGACGCCTCGACCTTGCCGTGCTTCGACGCGCCCCTCTTGCGCCGACGCTTCGGCAGGCTGTGCTGGTCCGCCGCCACCTTCTGCACCGCCTTCTCGTGGAGCGAGGCGTGCTCTTGCACGGCGGTCACGACGCCCGCCCTACGGGCAGGTGCTTGACGCAGACGGCGATGGTTGCGGGCGAGTTCTCGTCCCGGACCCACTGCCCCTGCTCGTTGAGCGAGGCACGCACCGTCCCCCACTCGGTCGCCACGTCGACCGGGTGCTCGCCGGGAATGCAGAACGCCGTCGCGCCCCGCACCTGATTCGGTTGGTCGTTCATCGGACTGGTTCTCCTTCGTGTCCGCACGCCGGGCATGGCAGTACGGTTCGTTGGTCGCCACGCTGACGCGATCCGGCGTCGGGCGTGGCGTCGTACGTGAGTGTGCGGCAGACGATGTTGCGACACCGCTGCACGAGAACGGTGAACGAGCCGCGCTGTCGACGCGCCTCGCACACGCGGGTGTGTGCCTGGCCGGGGAACGACGCGCAGCACGCGCGCTTGGTCACGGCGTTCATCGGTCGAACTCCTCAGGCTGTGTGGCGTACGCCATGACGCCGATGACGACGAGCAGGATCACGGCGTAGATGACCTCGCGCACCCACTGCGGCCAGTCGCTCACGACGGCACCCCCGCACACTTCGGGCACGCGCCGAACGAGATGATGACCTGCCTGCCGTGCCAGTCACGGCTCGCCTGCCCCGTGTAGAACGGGGTGTCGTCCGGGCAGTGCGTCCCGCAGTTGTCGCACGTCCGCTCCCAGTGGTCGAACTGCTCGAACGGCGCGGGCTCGGTGAGCGTGGTCAGGATGATGGGGAAGTCGGGCGGCATGGAAGCCGCGACCTCCTCCATCATCGCCATGCGCTGATCAATGGCAGCGTCCACCCATGCGGGTGCGGTCACGACTCCCTCCTTTGCAGCGGCACGACGTTGGGCGGCAGGTCCTGCAGCCCGAGCACGTCCACCTCATCGACGGCAGCCTGCAGCCAGCGGTCGAACGCGCGGTCAACGAGGTCGATGTTGATGCGCTGGAACGCTGTCGCCCCGGCACGGAACGCCTCGCGCAACTTCTCGCGCTCGACCTCGAGCATGTGCTCGTCGGTCGGTTCAGTGACTGAACGGTTGGCGCTGTGCGGCACGGTCTTGCGCCCGGCCACGTACTCCGGCATGACGTAGATGCCGCAGCGACGGCGCATCAGGTGCAGCCGCTGCACCTCGCCGTACTGGTGGAGGTGGGAGAGGATCGCTGACGCCTTGCCGTGGTGCCAGCCCGTCTCCTCCCTCAACTCACGCACGGTGAGCCCGTGCTCGCGCGCGTCTCGGATCATGCCGAGGACGCTGCTCTTGCTGGTCATGGTTGCTCGCTTTCGTGGGGTCAGTTCAGTTACTGAACGAACCTCGGGTGTGTGGGGTGTGGCAGGGAGGGAGGGCCAACAGAGCAGGTGTTGACCCTCCCTCAGAGACGCCCGAGTTGCGTCACTTGTCGTCGTTCTCCTTCGTCTCCGGGCGCAGGAACACCTTCCCGCGCCGCTTGTAGGCACGCTCGAGCAGCGCCTCCCCCTCCCGCGTGTGGTTCGCGGGAAGCCGCTTCGTCGCTCGCTTCGCAGCCGCCCGCCTGGGCGTCCGCTTCGTAGCCTGCTTCCGTGTTGCAGCCATGCTGATTCACCTCCCTCCCCTGTGCGTGCTCCCTCCCAAGGAGCGAATCCCCCCGAACCTGCTGCCCCTCGCAGCAGGGTTGAGCCGGACGGCTCGGTGATCCGGCAGGTACGTGACCCCACGTCAACGCACCTGCCGGACCCGTGTCGCCCGGTTCGCGTGGTTCAGTGACTGAACGTCACAGCGCCACACGCACCCCATCCGGGCATCGGACTGCGGTGTCGGGACCCCACGTCACCGCGCACCGCGTCCAGTCCTTGCGCCCCTGCAGCCGGTCGAGGTCCGCGTCGAACGACCGGCTCACCCATTGCCCGTGCGGTCGGCTCATCCACACGTACGTGACCTTGCCGTGGCGCTCGATGAACGAGTCGCCGCGCCCGTTGATCCCGTCGATGCCCGCATCCCACAGGCACGCCGACCGCTGGCCCGAGCCGTCCTCATGGCGGCAGTGCGGCAGAGCCGACGCCTTGAGCACGCCGTGCGGGTTGATCGCGAGCCGGGGTCGGATGACCCAGCCGTGCTCGCGGCACTCCTGCGCAGCCTCGCTGTCGGCGTAGAGCACCGCCTCCTTGCATCCGCCGTAGGGCTGCTGCCAGGTGTCGCGCTCGACCTGCTGCGCCTGGTTCACGATGGACTGCTGCACCGCGTCGAAGGTGTGCGACAGGTACGCGCCGACGCCGTTGCTCTGCTCGTCGGCGTCAGCCTGCCACGCGGACAGACTGGTGAAGGTCAGCGCGATGAGCAGCGCCGGGATGGTGCGGGTACGGATGATGCGGAACATGATGTTGCCTCTCCGGTTCAGTGACTGAACCACGGTTGTGTGAGCGAGCCGGTCGGCTCCGGCACTGCCCGACCCTGTGCAGGGGATGAGTCGGGCAGCACCGCAGGTGACCGGTCAGCCGATGTAGTTGTGGAGGTTGACGTACGCGAGGGTGCCGAGCACGCCCGTCACTAGGCCGGTGGCCCAGCAGAGCGTGCCCGTCAGCACCTCACGCGAGGTGCCGAACGGCTCGCGCACGGGGTCGCGCCTCATGCCCGACCGTCGATCCGCAGACCGTAGCGCCGGATCAGGTCCGACTCCTCCCAGTCGTCGTCAGCCGGGAGGCCCGGACGCAGCACGCCGTACTCGACCTCGAGCCACTCGTTGCCGAGGTCGTGCGTGCCGAGGTGGACCAGCGCGCACGGCAGCAGGTTGACGCCGGACGGGTTGCCGTCGTGCTTCGCCGCCTGAGTCACGACCGGCGTGTAGATCAGCGCGAGCGTGTCCTCCGGGGAGTGTCCGCCGTACTGCCCCGCGAGGAGGTAGTCGAACAGCGGCGAGCGGTTCGGGCTGGACGGGTCGTCGGTCACGATCGTGCCGTCCGCGTAGACCAGAGCCAGCATCGGCGGCACGTCCTCGTTCAGTGACTGAACCTGGGGGGCGCTCATCGGACGACCGCCTGGTATCCCCAGTCGTTCGCGTCGGTCCGCTGGAACGCGACCACGCCCTTGAGGTCGAGCGTCTGCGGGTCGCGCACCTCGAGCACGAGGTCCTGCGTCATGGCGTCGCCGCCGTTGACGTACGACCCGGCCCACCGCCCGCCGAGGATGCGGAAGTCCTTCTCCGGGTTGTCGCGCAAGTAGTCGCGGAGCCACTTCTTCGTGAGGCGTCCGCCGTTGAGCGCCGTCGACATGTCGATGCCGGGGGCGACGCTGAGGTACTCGGTCATGCTGTCCTGCCTTTCGTGGGGTCAGCCGTTCAGTTACTGAACGGCGCTGAGGTTGATCCGGGGCAGTCTCCTGCCCACTAACTACATTATGTCACACTGCGGCAACTATGTCAAAGTGACTTGACATAGGCAGAGCCAGGTGAGGATGAGGCGAGCGGGGCCGGGACTCTGCTCCGGCCCCGCTCGTTGAGGTCAGACCTGCGGTGCGCGGGTGCAGTACGCGAGGTCGAGGTGGATCGGCTCGTACCCGTTGGACGAGTCGCCGCCGATGCGGCACGGCTCCCAGGTGATCCGGTCCTGCAGGTCGACGGGCATGCCGCAGCACGTCGCCCGGTCCGTCATCAGCGGGGAGAAGATCGGGTTGCCGTTGGACAGCCGCCGCACGATCGTCGCGATCGAGCGGGCGAAGCGCCCGTTGTCGTACTCCGCGACGCCCCACGGGCAGCCCTTGTCAGGGTGGCGGTACTCGCACACCGGGCAGTCGTCCACGCCGGGCGTGTACGCGCCGGGGATGACGGTCATGCTCGCGCAGGTGCAGCGCAGCCGACCCATCTCGACCGGGCAGTCGATGTAGTGGTCGACCTCGCTCGTTGACGGAGCGCCAGGCGTAGCCGGTTCAGTGACTGAACCCTGAACCTTGAGCGACGGGATCACGCGCAGGTCGAGCCCGTCTCGAGCCGCAGCCTGCAGGCAGCGGGAGCAGAGGCGCTCACCGTGCGCAGCGTCGCGACCGCAGAGGCAGTGCTGCTTGGCGCAGTACGGGGAGCAGGTGGGCAGGTGGACGGAACCGTCCGGGGTCGTGCGGGTCATGGCATGGTCCTTCGTTTCGTGGGGTCAATCGGGTCGGGCGACCCTCGCAGCCGCACCGCCGTAGCGGGTCGGCTCCGGTCACGCCCGGTCCGTTCGTTGACGGTTCAGCCGCCGTAGTTCAGTGACTGAACTCGATTCAGGAGAGCAGGTTGCGGTCGGTCACCTCGACTCGCCCGCACGTCTGGCACTGCCACGCGAACATGACGCCGACGCGTGCGGCGTAGTCGTCGTGAGGTGCGCCCGTCGTCGGGCACGGCTCCTGCTCCTCGAACGGCGGGACGTTGGTGGCCGGTTCAGTGACTGAACGCGGGGCGTGTCCTGCACAGTCGGACGTGTGGAATCCGGCAGGGGTGCCGCAGTCACACGCGGCAGGGTCAAACGTGGGCATGGTCGCTCCGGTCTCTCGTGGGGTCACCGGTGACGTGGGGTCACCCGGTCTAGGTGTCTGTCACACCTAGACCGCCACCCCGACACCGGAGGAACCGATGCCGGGGTGACAGTCTGCGCAGGACAGACAGAACCGGACCCCTCACCCGCGAGGGGTGAGGGGTCCGGGTGAGCGTCACGCGCTCTTGGCGGCCGCCTTGTCGCGCTTGCCGAGGAGAGTGACCTCACGCGTGATCAGCGCGGTAAGACGGTCCTCCACCGGCTGCCAGGTCTCGCGCGTCCACTCCTCGCGCTTGAGAGCGGCGTCCAGCATCTTGAGAACGTCGTCCACCGACAGGGTGTCGGACGACTGCGGGGTGTCGGACCCCTCGCCGGACCCCTCGCCCTCGCCGGAGTCGGTACCGTCGTTCGGCTGCGGGGTGCGCGCACCCTGCGTCACCTTGCCGTGCTCCTCCCACTGCGCCGCGTTGCTCTTGAGCGCCGCGAGAACGGCGTCACGCTCCGCCTTCGTGCCCGTGGGCATCTTGCCGAGGAAACCGGTCTCGGCGTTCGTGCCGCGCTGGACAAGGTAGCGCCACTCGCGAGACTCGCGCTTGACGCCGAGAACGACGGCCGCGATCGACAGACGCTTGAGCATGGTGCCCATAGCGCGGCCGGACCCCTTGACGGTCTCGCCACCCTTGACCTTGCCGTACAGCGCGTCAGCGTAGTCACCCTGCGTCATGTTCTCGCCGGTGGTCACGATCGCGTGGAAGCCAAGCGCGGCGTCGTACAGCGCCTGACCCTTGACCTTGTCAGCGTTCTGCAGTTCCTCGCGCACCTTGCCGACGAACGCGTTCACGTCCGACACCTTGCCCTTGCGGGCATCGGCCAGGGTGATCAGCGCGGCAGGGGTCGCCGAAACAGCGGTGCTCTTGGTGCTCATGGTGTGACTCCTTCTGGTTCAGTTACTGAACCGATTCGCAAGGTGAGCGGGCCACCCTTTGCGGCCCTAGTTCTCCCCCTTGCATCTACGATTCTCCTCCTGTGCCACACCTAAGTCAAGCCAGAATCACCTGCCAAAGTACACACTTTTAGGTGACAATCAGTTCAGTCACTGAACGTCCCCCCCACCGGGACAGTTCCCCCGCGCGGGACCCCGTAGGGGGCGCTACCTGGCCTCGCAGATGCATTCCACCCGCCTCACGCCCCGTATACGGTGGGTTCTGGGGCCTTCCAGGGCTCGAGTGGGGTCCAGGCCCGGCAGATTGCTGATCGAGCCGGAGAGAGGCGGGAGTGGGATCGTGGCGAAGCGCGAGAACGTGGTGTGTGTGAGGCTGACGGACGCTGAGGCGGCTGATCTTGATGCTCGGAGGGGCGGGTTGAGCCGCACGGCGTACCTGAGGTGGCTGCTGCTGAGCGCCCGGAAGCAGGACCTGCGGTTCGGGGACGGGAAGGTGCCCCAGTTCAGTGACTGAACTCGGCGGGAATCGTGGTACGAAACCCCGAGAGATGGTGTAACGTGCCACGTATGCCGAGACCACGAGAGCGAGCCACCCAGTTGCTCGACAAGACGCTGAACTTCCGCATCTCGAGCCCCATGCTCGACTACATCGACCGCCGTCGCGGCACCAAGTCGCGCGGCGCCTGGGTCCGGGACCTCATCCGAGCCGACGCGAACAGGAGCATCACCCGGTGAACGAGCGAATCAAGATCGAGCCGCCCTCCGACATGCGGCAGAACGCGCTCGTGCTGCGTCAGTGGTACATCGCGCTGACCGACCAGGGGTTCTCCGACGACGAGGCCCTCAAGATCATCGGCTACCAGATCGGAGGCGGCGCATGAGCGGCTACTCACCCCTGTTCAGCGAGTTGAAGCGGTGGCGGCGGGCGCGTCAGGCGCAGAAGGCCGACGAGGGCGTGCTGATCGGCGTGCTGCGCATGCTCAACGCGGCGGCGAAGGCCAACCCCGGCGTCCCGCAGACCGAGAAGTTCGCCGGTGGCAGCATCTCCGTCACCTACGGCGACCCCAACCCCCCGACCGTGAAGCCGATCACCTACGTCGTCGCGTACAACTACCGCCAGGCGGCGGACTGGGCGCGGCTCAACGACCTGCGACTCTCCCAGTGGCACTACGTCTCGCGGCCCGAGTTGCTCCGGGGCCTCACCCGCCCGCAGATCATGTGGCTCGGGTGGCCCCAGGCGTGGACGCCGGAGCAGATCGAGGAGTACCAGATCAACGTGAGGCTGGCGCAGCGGTGAACGAGACGATGCGGCTGTTCGGGAACCTCCTGGCTCGCGCCCACTCCATCGAGAAGGCCACCGCGCTCAAGCCGAAGGCGCTCGTCATCACGATCGAGCAGGCGAACATGGTGAACCGCGAGGTGCCCGGTGGGTTCGGCCCCGGCAAGTGCATGGCGTACGGCTACGAGGTGTGGACCGGCGACAAGGCCGGGCTGTTCTACGAGGTGGAGGTGTCGTGAGGACGCTCTCGTGGATGCGCCAGCACGCCGCACCGAAGATCGAGTTCGAGTTCGTCACCGCGAACGGCGGGAAGCCCACTTCGACCTTCGCGGACCTCGGCTCCGAGATGGTCACCGGCCCCCCGGTGTATGAGGCGGGCGACTTCGTAGTGCTCGACACCGTGAAGGACTGCCAGTGGACGGTCTGCCAGGTGATGAACGACGGCCCGCCACACAGTGTGCGGGCGCTGCGCCAGACCACCGACAAGTACGAGGCGATCCGGTGGTGCGACGAGTTCCGGGAGGTGCAGGAGTCGTGAGGGAGTGTCTGGCCTGCGAGGGCACCGGCGTCATCTGGGACGAGAGCGCCTGCGGCGACCCCGACCACTGCTCGCCCACCTACGAGTGCCCCGAGTGCGGCGGCAGCGGAGAGGTGGAGGAGTGAAGGTTCTCCGAGTGGGCGTCGAGCGCCACTTCTGCAACCTCGACTACACGACCGAACTGCCGGACGGCTCCCTCGTCCAGTGTGAGGACTGCGGTCGGCGCTACGTCGTGGCCCGCATCCCGTGGGAGCGAACCTTCCGTCGAGCCTGGCCCTGGGAGAAGTGATGAAGCCGAAGGACTGCCCGATGGTGAAGGAGCGCGAGACTCACTTCGCGCACATCACCCAGCCGGGCCTGACGTACTGCCCCGGCACCATCCCGGCACCGTGGTGGTGGATCCACGCGGCGGAGAACGTCGGCCACCGCACCGAGAACCACATCGAGACGGGCCAGAAGTGCAACACCTGCGGCGCGATCCCGCCCGCGATGGAGAAGTTCTACGAGAGGGAGAAGGTCCGTGGCACTGCACGGTGAGGTGAAGGTCAACCACATGGTCATCGCGACCTGGCAGGCGGTGCGCCGGAGCGAGACGCCGGGCGAGTTGAACGTCTACGACTGCCTGGTCACCCAGCACGACCCACTGCTCAGCGTCTCGTTCATCGTGACCCACTGGTACGACGACGGGGCGCTGGCCCTGGCGCAGCAGGTGCTCAAGCAAGCCCACCTCGAACTGGCGAGGATCACTGTCGGGTGAAGTGCTGGCACGCACTACCCCCGCACGAGCACAACCCATCGCGGAACGGCTGTCCGGCCGAACCGCTCGACGCCTGGTGGAGATGGAGGAGTTCAGTGACTGAACTGCCCGAGAACCCGTGCCCCGTCTGCGGTGACCCGGTACCCGAGGAGAGCATCTGGATCGAGGGGAACCGGTTCCTCTGCTCCGAGATGTGCGCACGCAAGGCCAACGACAGGAGATACGGACGTGGCTGACCAGACGAACTGGGTGGGCGTCACCCCCGACCCGCCGAGCCTGCAGGGGACGCCGGGCGTGGAGCGGCACTTCATCCCGACGCAGACCGCCTCGTGGACGGTGTGCGGCATCTCGGTTCCTCACCACGCGGCCGGGCAGTTCACCACCGACGCCGCCAGCGTCACCTGCTACGAGTGTCGGGAGTACCTGCAGCGGGAGGCCGAACTGGACCGGCGCGCGCACGACTGCAGCATCGACGGGCACGAGTACGAGATGATCGAGGTCCGGTCACAAGGCGATGCGACTCAGCCGGGCCTCATCGGGATCGAGTGCGGGAGGTGCCAGTCCTCGTGGCGGGTCGAACGGAACACCTCAGAGTCCTCGTGATCGGATGCCTTGGCAGAGCGTTGCTCGACTGCTCGATGTGCGGGCCGCTCGGAGTGGCGGCGAACTTCGCGGAGGCGAGACCGATCGCGCAGGCTCACCTCGACCAGCACTACGGACGGAGCACGGCGTGAGATACAAGAAGCGGCCCACGGAGGTCGAGGCGCTGCAGTTCCTCGACAACAACTCCGCCCGGCGCATCGTCGCGTGGGCCAACGGCAAGGTCCACGCCGACTACAACCGGCACGGTGACTGTGAGCGGCTGTACGTCGAGACTCTCGAGGGCGACATGATCGCCCGGCCAGGCTGGTACATCATCAAGGGAGTCGAAGGCGAGTTCTACCCGTGCAAGGAGACCGTGTTCGAGCAGACCTACGAGCCCGTGGAGGCCGACGATGAGTGACGACCTGTTCGTGAAGGTGTACGACCACGAGGACCCGCGCCTGGGCCGCAACGTCGTCCACGACCCCCGCTCGCGGAACTTCCCGCGCCGCGCCGCCGTCGACCGCTCCACCTGGCGGGACAAGGCAGTCCGCATCTACGACCCGCTCCCCAACCCCAACCAGCCGGTCGGCTGCTGCACCGGGGTCGACGCCTCGGTGAAGTTGAACGCGATCGGCAACCGGGTGAAGGGCCGCGTCCTCGACATGGACGACGCCCTGCGCATCTACTCGCGGGCCACCACCATCGACCCGTGGACCGGCTCCTACCCGCCCGACGACACCGGCTCCTCCGGCCTGGCTGCCGCCAAGAGCGCGGTCGCCTTCGGCCTCGCGTCCGAGTACCGCTGGCTGTTCGGCGGTGCCGATGAGGTGGTGCAGACGATCATGGAGGGCGAGCCTGTCGGCATCGGGGCGCGCTGGGAGTGGGACATGTTCGAGCAGGACCGCGACGGGCGCATCCACTTCGGCGGCGGCGAGGCAGGCGGGCACCAGTGGACGGCCCGTGGTTACGACGCGGACCGGGACTGGGTGCTCGGCCGCTGCTGGTGGGGTGGCTTCCGCGACTTCTGGATCGCTCGCGTCGACCTGCAGGACCTGCTGGACGACTACGGCGACGCCCACGTCCTGCGGAGCGTGTGAGGTGGCGACGCGCTGCAACTGCGGCGGCAAGACGATCACCGTCAAGCCGAAGCGGGCGAACGGCAAGAAGGTCAGCGGCAAGAAGGTCAGCGGCAAGGGGTCGGCCGGGAAGGGCGCGAGCAAGGGCAAGGCTGCCTCCGCGCGCTCGAAGGCGCTGTCGAAGCAGGCGACCCGGATCGCGAAGAAGAACGCCAAGGGCTGCAACTGCACGACGACAGGAGGCTCACAGTGAAGCACTTCCGGCAGTGGGGCGCGGTGTGGATTCTCGCCCTCATGTTCCTCGGCTCGTGGATCGGGCAGTTCTTCACCCAGTTGGACGAGGTGACCCAGGAGGCCAAGACCCACGGCGAGACGTTCCTGTGGGCCGACTTCTGGCCGCAGTTCTGGTCGGCCACCTTCGAGAACTGGCAGTCCGAGTTCCTGCAGTTGGCGTTCCAGACCGTGCTCGTCGCCTCGGTGCTGCAGCGGTACGTGTTCCGGGCCGACTTCTCCGCTGACAAGGAGGACGTGGAGCGCATCCTCCGCGCGATCGAGGAGCACCGTGCCTGACACTCGCGTAGCCGCTGACGGCTTCATCCGGTCCGGCATGGTCCGGTTCCACGGCGACCTCGAGCCGCTCATGCGCCCGGTCGACTCGGTGACTCCCGCGCCGTACAACTACAACAACGGCGACGTGGAGTTGGTGGCCGAGTCGATCGAGCAGGTCGGCATGTACCGGCCGATCTACGCCCAGTTGAGCACCGGCCACATCATCGCCGGGAACCACACCTGGCTCGCCGTCCAGGCGCTCGGTGCCCGCGAGTGCCCGATCGTGTTCCTCGACTGCGACGACACGACGGCGAGGCGCATCATGGTCGCGGACAACGAGATTGCGAAGAAGGCCAAGCCGGACACCGGGCTGCTCGAGGACCTGCTGCAGAAGATCAAGGACGCGCAGCCGGAGATTCCGTTGGACTCCACCGGGGTCACCGACGAGGAGTTCGCGGCGATCAAGGCGCTCAACGACATTCCGCTGAACGACACCGACTTCGGCACCTGGCCCTCGTTCGAGGTTCGCCTGCCGCCGCACGTCATGGCCGCGTTCATGGCGATGACCGAGGACGCCGACGAGGAGTGGAAGCGCATCGAGATGCTGATGCGCATGGCCGGGTGGGAGAACTCGTGATGTGGTCGTTCGTCCTCACGATCGTGGGGATCACCGGATTCGTGCTCGCGGGCCGGAAGGTCTGGTGGGCGTGGTACGTGAACCTCGCCTGCCAGGTGCTGTGGGTCGGCTACGCGCTCGCCACCGAGCAGTACGGCTTCATCCTCGCCGCCGCGTTCTACACCTGGGTGTTCGGCATCAACGCCGCACGCTGGACGAAGGAGCACAGTGAACGAAGCGCAGTGGCAGAGGCGAATCACTGACCTGTGTGACGTGCTCGGCCTCAAGTGGCACCACGAGACGGACAGCAGGCGGTCGAAGTCGGGCTACCCCGACCTGTCCATCTGCGGCCACGGCTTCCTGTTCGCGGAACTCAAGACTGAGCGCGGCAAGGTGAGCCCCGAGCAGCAGGACTGGATCGACCGCCTGCGGCACGCCGGGGTCGAGGTCTACGTGTGGCGACCGAGCGACTGGGACTTCGTGCGCGACCGGCTCGTGCGCCTGGCAGGGAAGCGTCTCGCCCGAGTTCAGTGACTGAACTGGTCTACCATCAGTCACGGAGGTGGCGACTATGCAGCAAGACTCCTCGGACCCGACCGGAGTCAAGGACACTCACCAGCGGGCTGACGGCGCTCCTGTCGGCTCGAAGGAGGTCATCCGGGCGCGCGAGCGGAAGGCCAACAGTGCGATCGCGCTGCGCCGACACGGAGCCTCCTGGGACGAGATTGCCGAGGTGCTCGGCTACCCCACCGGCCGCATGGCCCTGGTCGCAGTCGAGCGGGCGCTCGAGAAGGAACTGCAGACCGAGGAGTCGAAGAAGTTCATGCGGAAGATGGCCGGGGAGCGGCTCGACCGCATGCTCCGGGCGGTCTATCCGAAGGCGATTGACGAGGACCATCCCGAGCAGTTCGCCGCCGTCGACCGGGCGCGCGCCCTGATCGGTGACCACCGGAAGTTGTTCGGCCTCGACGCCCCGACCGAGATGGTCGTCCACAACCCGAACCAGTCCGAGATTGAGAAGTGGGTCTCGCAGGTGCTTGAGGCTCAGTCGCCCCCGGTGCAGGAGGCTGACATCTTCGACGTGGAGTCCTGGGAGGAAGGCGAGGAGGACCAGCGTGCCCTTCCGTCTTGACGAGCATCGGGCGAAGGTCCAGTTCGTGACCTCCGCCCGGATGCCGTCCCTCATCTACAAGGCGGTGCTCGCCACCGGCAAGGTGAGCAACACCGTGTACGTGCAGCACGCGGTCTGCGAGGCTTTGAGCAGGGACCTCGGCATCCCGCTCGAGGAACTGCTGGCCGAACTCCCGCCCCCTCGCGGGAAGGCGGCTCACCCGTTCGGCCCCGACCGGCAGCCCATCCCCCGGCCAGGCCCAGCGAACACGTACGAGGAAGTCAGGTGATTCAGGTGAGAAACTTGGGTACCTTTGTCACATGGTCAAGGTTCGTTGGAGCGTGTGGTGTGCAGGAGGGTGCGGCACCTTCCTGCGTGTCGGCGCGCGCGCAACTCGCCTCCACGGCGGCATGTGGTGTCTCCCGTGCCTGACCGCCCACCGGCCGACCTGCCGGACCTTGAGCGATTCCGGTACTGGAAGCCCGAGGCGCAGGAGCGCGCTCTCGAACTCCTAAAGGAGAGGGAGCGCGCTCCCTGGCGTCCGTTCTACTGCCCCAACCCGAAGTGCGACGGCAAGCCGCACGGCAAGGACTGGGACTTCCACCACGCTCGCGCTGACCAGCGGCCTCCCCGGTGGGCCGACGACTGGCTTTACTGGGCACTGGCCGGTGGGCGTGGGTCCGGCAAGACGAGGACGGGCGCAGAGGTCACGCACCGCGTCACGAAGATCGTCAGCCGGATCATCTTGATCGCGCCCACCGGCCCCGACCTCCGCGAGACGATGGTCGAGGGTGTCTCCGGGATCATGGCGACTGCTCCCCCGAACGCGACCCCGATCTGGGAGCCGTCGAAGAAGAAGTTGACCTGGCCGAACGGGTGCGTGGCGCAGGGATTCTCCGCCGAGGAGCCCGACCGTCTCCGTGGCCCGCAGTCCGGGTTCGTCTGGGCCGACGAGCCCGCCCACTACCCCTCCGTGCAGGAGGTGTGGGACAACATGCTGTTCGGCCTGCGGCTCGGCAAGCGCCCGAAGGTCGTCGCGACCACCACTCCGAAGCCGACGAAGTGGATGAAGGAACTGCTGGCCGACCCCATGACCATCACGCACCGGGTGTCGACGTACGCGAACCTCGAGAACCTGGCCGAGACGTACAAGCGCACCGTCATCGACCGGTACGAGGGCACCCGCATCGGTCGCCAGGAGTTGTACGGCGAGGTGCTGCAGGACGTGGAGGGCGCTCTCTGGACCTGGGAGATGTTCCAGTGGATCGACGTGGCCCCGCCGCTCAAGCGGGTCGTGGTCGCGGTCGACCCGGCCGGTACCGCCAACAAGCGGTCCGACCTCACCGGCATCATC